ATTTCTGTCTATAATTACGTGACAAGTAGCACAAGCACAACAGCCTGAACAATCGGCAGGTATTTCATCTATTGATGGATTGGCGTAATCTCTAGCCGCCTCCATTAAACTCATACCTTCTTCAACTTGAACAGGAATTTTTTCCTGTCCTCTCATAAAATAAACTGTTATCATTACAGTTTTGGTACTGTGTTCTCTGTAATTAATCCAGGCTTTTGAATAATACTACTAGTATTTTGTTGATAAGATTTTAGTATCTCATCTTTAGGGTCTGTCATAAAGACAACTTTATCTTTAGCAAGAGTCACCGTATCACTTTTACCATAAGCATTATACAAAGACATCATTAGTTGTACTGGTTTTCCAGGACCTAATTGTTGAGGTATAATAACAAACGATTGTTTTAAACTATAACCTTGGTCGTTTTCACCTACTTTAGCGATTACATCTTCACCAGTAGATAATCTTAATATTTTTATTTCACTTGACATAATATTTCTCCTTATTATATAGTTATATCACAAATTATTAATTTAGTCAATGCTGTATTTGGTGGTAATAACATACTTATTATTAGGGTTTATCATAACATTTAATTTATTCATAAAAGCCCTATCCATCAATATGGGTGTTCTATCTTCCCTATCATCTATGGTAAACTCTATATCCTTATAGAAACCACCAGCAAATTCTACATCTAATTTTACAACATATCTGGTTTCTTCATAGTCTCTTAAACCACCTACTGATATTTTTTCAGTTCTAACTATATTACTGGTTATAGTTTTATTTAATAAAGACCAAGTTATCTGTTTACCATTTACCTTAAACTTATCAGCGTGTATTACAGGCATACCAGAATTACCCGTATCAAATTTTGCTACGATCTCACCAAAAGGTTTTATAGTTACCACTTCTTTATAGCCACATTCTGTTGGCACTTTTTTTCTATTTGTTGAGTCTTGAAAATGTTGTATTATTTCTTTAGAGATATTTTTACCTGTAGCCTCTTCCATACCCTCTGTTCCTGGAGATGAATTAACTTCTAAAATAAAAGGTGGATCTTTTTCTCTGTTCTTACTAGGTATAAAATCTACAGCAGTCCATAAACCGTTTACCGCTTTAGCAGCTAATAGACTTTGTTCTATTTCTAATTCTGTTAAGTCTATTTTTTTAGGCACAGAGCCTTGTGATACATTACTTCTAAAATCACCCTCTATAACAGGTCTTTTCATAGTGCCTATTATCTTATCGCCTAAAACTAAAACCCTAACATCATAATCATTTTTTATATATTGTTGTACCAATAAGTCGGCGTCTTCATCTTGTTTATGTATTAATTGTACAATAGAATCTAAAGCTCTATTTGATTCTACAAATAAAACACCAACACCTTTACTGCCTCTTAATGTTTTTAATATTATAGGATATTTTAACTCTGCCTCATCAACTTGTTTACCAGAGTTTTCAGGATCATTTAGTAGAATTGTTTTTGGCTGTGTTAGACCATAGTCAGCCAATCTCAATGTTGTTCTATATTTGTCAACACATATATTAATCGTATTTCTAGGGTTGACAACACAAGCGCCGTCTCTTTCTAGCATAGTAACTAAATCCATCCAACTATCTTTTCTAGTAATTGAACCTCTAATTACAGCTACGGTGTTTTTATCTACTGAAAAACCTTTTTTATCATCTTTATTATGGAAACGTCTAATGCCTTCCTCATAAGTTGTATAACCACCTGTCAACTTATAAAGATAGAAAGGTATATTTAATTTTTTAGCCTCTTCTCTTAATCTATCAGCAGTATGAAAAGTTTTAGCCTCTTCAGGTTCATCTGTTATAATCAACAGACTAATCTGATCTTCTTTTTGTTCTGTAATAAATTGTTTAAACTTTGGTACTTCCATTTTCGCCATCTTCTTTTTTTTCTTCAACTTTTTTCCCTATGTTATATTTAGCTGATAGCGTCCACTCTTTTTTCTCTTTAAATGGTAATACTTTAATTTGACTTAATGGCGCTTTATTTTCAACATTTGTTTTCTCAACTATATCAATTAAGTTCCAATCTTGTAATAAGATTGCTATTGTGTTTCTTCTTTGAATATCGTTCTCAACTAATGTGGCTTTTTTGCCATCTAAAGCAAATAATTCTTTAAAATGTGTTATAAAGTATTTACCTTGTTTGTGTAAAATATGACAAGATTGATATAATGTTTTATCTTTTCTGGATGCTACACCAATTCTTGTTAAAGTTTCTCTAACTTTTAGGAAGTCGTCTGGCTGTTTGATTGTAACCTCTAACATACTTTCAGGCGACCATTGTATTTCTTGTTCACTCATCTTTGTTTTCTCCCGCCCTTAAACAAGGACAACTTAATTTCTTCAATTTGTTTATCTGTTAATATGTTGAGAGCTTCTTTTGCTTTCTCATTACTATAGCCATAATACTCTTTTACATATTGTAAATTCTTCAATTTGGTAGATGATAACCATTTACCGCCAAATCGTTTTCTCTTTCGGATACTATTTATCAAAAAATGAAATTGTATTTTCTTTGGGAGAAAGTGAAATCCATTGATCTCGTTAGCCTGAGCAATACAATCATAATGCATTGATAGGCATTTGTTGATTATGTAAGGTGGGTACTTCTTTTCCCACATTATATCATCTGTATCTAATAACTTCTCTTTGCTAAAATTAATAGCATTGAGATAATCTTTCAATTCGTACATTATTTCTTTTTATTATGTCTGCCCATATACCAATCGCCAGGTTCATAATTCCATCTTTTACCGTGGTGACCTCTAATATCAGCGTACCACATTCTCAATTTAACGATTAACTTTTTAAACAACGTTTTTCTTGCCATTCTTATTCCTTTTAAAACTACCCTTACCCTTTTTGGGCTTCACCACTCTTGCTTTGTACTTTGGTGATCTCAATTCAAGTGCTAATGGGTTTCTCTTTTTCATATTTAGTCTATTTAAACTTACAACTAGCCATAATTTCTGTTAAACAGGCAACCATATTAATTTCTTGGTCAGCCACGAAAGCAGATTTATATTGATAGCCAGCTAGAATTAATATGGCCTGTGGAACAGACTTTGTATCTAAACTAGAATATAGAGAATCATAGATGGTTTTAAATAGATGAGAAGGCTCTTTGTCTAGGTTTTGAACAACCCATTTTCTCATATCATTAAATCTTTTCTCTTTTAATGACTTTGTGAGTTCTTTTATGTTCTCATTTGACATACTAAACAAGATACCACTATCAATTTTACCTCTAACAGAATATCTTTGTAACTCATTTAATATTCTTCTAAAGTCTGGATAGTGTTTTTGTATTAGTTCAGATAAGACTTTTTTCTCAAAATCTATCTTTTCGTCTTTTAAAATACCTTCAACTCGTTTCATAAAGGCCATCGCCGTCTTTACTTTCTGACCATTTGTGATAGAAAAGTTAATTACGGTACAACGACTATGTAAAGCTGGTATAATCTTGTTTACAAAATTACAAGTAAATATAAATCTACAATTTTTGTAAAACGTCTCTATAAAGTTTCTTAAAGCAGGTTGAACACTATCAGCATTCATATAATCTGCCTCATCTATTATGACAACTTTATGATTAGATTCTTCGGTAAGAGACACCGTTGAAGCAAAGTTTTTGATTTGATGTCTTAACGTATCAATATGACGGCCTTCGTCTGATCCATTTATTACAATATAGTCAGCGCCAATTTCTTCACATAAGGCCTTTGCTACGGTAGTTTTACCAATACCAGCACTACCAGATAGTAGTAGATTAGGTATTTCTTTTTGTTTGATAAAGTTAGTAAATGTTTCTTTTAAGTCTTGTGTAAGAATACACTCACTAATTTTTTTAGGACGGTATTTTTCAACCCACAGAAAATCTGACATTATAACCTACCTTAAAATTCAGAGTCAGGTTCTAATGCTATCCAATATTGTATGGGTTTATTTCTGTTTACAAAATGACTTATCTTTTGTTTAGAAATAGCAACATCATAATCATCTGAAACCATTTTAAAGTTTTCTGCTTTAAAGTAAGCCGTAAATGTTTTATTAGTTTCGCCAACTGATATAGAATAATCGTTTGATGATTTATTCTTTTTATCTGTAGCAACTAGTGTGATTGATTTGCCATCACCCTTTACAGCAACATCTGGTAGATTTAATGTTGTAACACCTTTTTGAAGTCTAGCAAAGTCATCTTTTTTTAACGTAAAAGTAACTTCTTTATCTGGCATTGTGATGTTTTTAGTAGGCGCCACAATAACAGACTTGTCAGCAAAAAAGTATTTAATTGATTGTTTAGAATTGTTATCAGCAATCTGTACATTTGAACCACCGTTAAAATTAAGAGAAGGCTTTTGAAATAACTCAACTGCTCTTAAAAATTCTGGTAGATCATATATAGCAAATTCGCTATCAAACTTTTCTGATATTTCAGCTTCTGCTAAAATATTTTTCATTGTTGAGATTGTTTGTACTTTATTTCCTGGCTTAACCAAAATGTTTTGATTAATGTCAGAGAAGTTTTTTAGTACAGCAACCGTATCACTTGATAGATTCATAATTTAATCACCTCTTTCATATTATATAGTAATTTAACATATTGTAGTTTTTTTGTCAATGTTATTAGATACCCTCACCTTTTAAATAAGGAGTTTTATTTGAAAACTCCAGGTAACTAATCATATTTTCTGGTGTAGTCTCAATATAAGGGTCGTCATCTAGTCCTTCATTGTTAATACCTGGTTCTTGCCACCATTTTTCAACAACACCATCATTAATAACGGCCATATATCTCCAACTTCTATTACCAAAACCTTTGTGATTCTTTCCAATAAGCATTCCCATATATCTAGTAAAATTACCTGATCCATCTGGAATTACTTTTACATTTTTAATTTTTAATATCTCTGCCCAAGCGTTCATAACAAACGTGTCATTAACACTACAACAATAAATTTCATCAATACCTAGACTTTTAATTTTATCGTAGTTGTCATCAAAACCTGGTAGTTGAGTAGATGTACAAGTTGGTGTAAAGGCACCAGGTAAAGAAAATAAAACCACTCTTTTACCTTTGAAGAAATCATCTGTTGTTTTTTCAATCCATTTGCCTTCATCAAAACTACAGCCGTCTTCTAATACTACATCACCTTCCCTAATTTTAAAATTTACTTTTGGTATTTTAAATTTGTCAAACATTTTTTCCTCTTTATTTTTTGGAGCGGGTAACAGGTTACGCTCCTGTGTCTCTAGTTTGGTAAACTAGCATAATGCTATTATACGATACCCGCATTATTTAATATATCACAAAGCTATTCTAAAGTCAATGCTGGTTGATAGTTGGTAATTAATATTTCTTTACCCTTACCAGCACCCTTGCTTTTACTAGCATTTTGTTTATTAAATTCTTTTTCAATCCAAAAATATTCGTGTTTTGGAAACCAAGTCTCTAGTTCTGGAAACTCATAATAAGATAATACAAACTTACCTTTTATACTTTTTAGTTTTTCTGCCAGTTCTTTATGTTGGTGTCTTTGAAAATCTTGTACATAGTAATCTTCCATTTTATAATATGGTGGATCACAATAGAATAGTGTATCTTCATTATCATACATATTAATTATAGTTTCATATGATTCGTTATGTACCTGTGTTATACCTTGAATATGATACAACCATTTTTTATTAGAAATCTTATCTATGAAATGTTGATACTTTGATTTATATTTACCTTTTAAATCTACAAATTTTGTTTTCTCGTTTAAGGTATCACCACTAAAGCTTTGAGATTGTAAATAGATGTATTTTGTGGCCCTTACTACATCACCTAATTCAAAGTCGGTGTTAAAAGGTATTAAGTCTGATTTAAACTGATTAAATAATTCTTTATCTTGTGGTTTATGTGATAGTAGTTCTTTTAAAAATGCTCTATCTTTATGTCTAGCACAATAAAATATATTGGCTATATCTTTATTAAAATCGTTATATACATTTATATGAGCCTGGTCTATTTGATGATTGGCTACAAAGTAAACCCAATAGGCACCACCAAATGGCTCAACATAAGTTTTGTGTTTTGGAAAATGTCTGGCAATCCACTTTGCCTGAAACTTTTTACCACCTAGATAACTAAACATAAATTCATTATATATTAAAAAAGGCGGAAAGTCAATGCTCTCCGCCTTTTAGGATTAAGTTATTTTACTTCAATACTTCTAGCTTTTTTGTGGTCTGGAATAATTCTTTCCATTGACACTACTAAAAGACCATCTTTTAACTCAGCACCTTTGATTTCCACATCATCAGCGATAGTAAAAGATTTACTAAAGTTTCTTTTGGCAATACCTTTATGAAGTACGCCGTCATTATCCTCAACCTCTTTTGTATCTTTGTCTTTTACAGACTTCACGGTTAGGACACTATTCTCAAAAGACACATCTATGTCCTTCTTACCATAGCCAGCAAGGGCAACCTGAATATCATAGGTATACTTACCTGTCTTAATGATATTGTAAGGTGGATAGTTAGGAACACTTGTAAAATCTGTATCTAACATATGTTCAAAATGATTGAACACATCATCAAATCCTACTGATAGTGGTCTTAATTGATTAAAAATTGAAATTGCTCTATTAGTCATTATAACTCCTTTTGTTAAGCAAGTTTATTTTAAGTACAACCCATTATGGCGTTGTACAAGTATTTATATAAGTATCATTTCTAAAATGTCAACCTATAAATGGCAGTTTCTTTTGTCACGGAGTACAAACTGCCAAAGGTCACCGTTTTTGCGACACCGATAATTTCTTATCGTTGTTTTTACGCCATCAGGACTTACGAATAGCCTGACCATAATATATATACAACAAAAAATGGCGTAAAATTCTTAAAACTGGCCATAAATCCAAAGACCAAAAAAAACTGCTAATATGATTGTTTCATAACCCATTAGTAACCTCTAGTTCTCATTAATTTAGCCTTTTTTTTCTTAACATTTGCTATGCCCTCTTTTTTCTTCCTACGTTTTTTCTCGGAGGGTTTTTCAAAATATTGTCTGGCTTTTAGTTCTTTTAGAAAACCATCTTTTTGGAGTTTCTTTTTCATAACCCTTAAAGCTTGCTCTACATTACCGTTTCTTACTTGAATTGTAATACTCAATTTAATTTACCTCCTCTCCTAATGTGTAGTAAGTGGTGGAGGGCACTACCCCTCCACCTAGGACTACACTATGTTTGATAGATTTAGATAACATCTTCGTCATCCGACTCACTATCTTTGTCACTCTCTTTTTGAGCTTCTACGTCAGCTTTTCTCTGATCTTCTATAATGTCTTCGACACTAGCGCCAGAGTCAACCTTTGTATATAACTCAACAAAAGAATTTTTTGTATCATCATCAAATCTATTAGTACACATTTGAATCGCTTTCATCTTATTGTCAAAGATAGCAAACGCTTGTGTAATATGTACAAGTCTTCTAGTTGATATGATCTCATCAACACCACCATCAAAGTAAGTTTTTCTGATTACATCAGCCCAAGTTGTAAGTTTATCTACAAACTTGACATCTGATTTACCAGAAGCTTTTAAGGTATTGTTAAGTATTTTTTTCTCAATAGCAACACTTGGATATTTCTGTTCAAAAGTAACAGGAAATCTTTCCAAAAATGCCTCGTTAAGAACATTGGTACCGATAAACTTACCGTCATCTGAACCTTGCCCTTTAGTATTAGCAGTCGCTATCACATTGAAACCTTGAGCTGGTTTTACAAACTTGTTAATCTTTTTAACAAAGACACCAGAGCCTTCAAGGATTGGTTGTAAACACATAATCTTATTACTAGCCAAGTCAACCTCGTCTAATAACAGAATAGCGCCTCTTTCCATCGCCTCAATAACAGGACCATTTTGCCATACTGTTTGGCCATCTTTTAATCTATAACCACCAAGTAGGTCGTCCTCGTCTGTTTCAATTGTAATATTAACCCTAATCAGTTCTCTTTTAGCCTCGGCACAAGCTTGGGTAACACCCATAGTTTTACCGTTACCAGAAAGACCTGTAATAAACACAGGATAAAATCTATTAGATTTTACAATAGATTTAATATCTGGATAGTTACCAAAAGATACGAATATTGGATCTTTTTTAGGTACGATATTACCTGTTAAAGATGAAACAATATAAGCCGCCTCTTTTTTAGTTTCAACAGGCGTTAATATTTTTTCAGCTTCTTTATTAGGTGTTTCGTTTTTAGCGTCATCACCCTCAACTGGTAATTTAAATAAAGATTTACCAACTTTGTAATCTTTATTTTTTATCAACCATTGTGGAGCATACTTACAACCAAATTTACTATTGGCTTTTTTCAACTCAGCAACGGATAGAGTAGTTTTACCAAACAGCTTTTTAGCGTGGTCAACATACTCTTGTTGTTTAGCATTTAACATAGTGTGTCCTTTCTTTTTCATATTAAATATGGTACCATCCTATCAGAATTGGCGTAGAAGTCAAGCCTATAAAAAGCATTGTATTTACTATCATCTAGGCAACCTCCTCTATAAATTTGTTTAAAAGTGTTCTGGAAATGATTCTTCCTTTCATTGATTTACTGAATAGTCTTTTAATAGAGGCAGATTTCATACCATCATTTACTGCTGATAAATCAGTATTCTCAACTTTCATAGTTTTACCATTAATTACAAAGTATTTGTTATAACCATCTTTGTTAACAATAGCACACTTCTCTTTACTAAATTGACTTTTAAGCTTTTGTAACTGATCGTGTCTTTGTTGCCACGTTTTGAATTTTTTTCTGTCAACATATCTGTCCATATCCCAAGCTCTCAATCTCTTAGCTAAAAAGAAACCAATTATATTAATACCGTGTTCTTCTTTTAAAACTTTTAATAATAAAGGTGTTACATTACCATATAATTCTCTTTCTCCCATACTGTATTGTTTTTTACCAATTTTAATGACAGGAATACCAGTATCATCATTAGATGGCTTTAAACCGTTTTCAGTATTCTCAACTGTATGAATAGAATAATTACTGTTTGAAGCACCATCAGTTAATGTAATAAAAGTAAGTTTTTCAATATTGTATTTTGCTTTAAACATTGGCACAATTTTATTCATAACAACTAAAGACTCATTAAGAGGTGTAGTTCCTAGGTAATATTGTGTAGGAGTATCCATTTCGTCACCTTTGTCCTCTGACATATTAGTATCAAATCTAGTATATCTACCCTCATAAGATAAACCTAAATGATACAGATACATTAGAGACTCATCTAATTGTAATTTTTTCATTTTGTGGCTGGCAACATTTATTAAATGAAAGTTATCAAAAACACCGTCACCGTGTTTGTAGTTCCAAAGGCCAGAGTTTATATCTGTTCTATATGTTCTATCACCTGAGTTATGTGTATGTATTTCAGTTGAAAATAGATATACTTCATAAGGTATATTAATTTTTTGGCAAAACCAAACTAGATTCATAAGTTGGTCAATTGTTTGTTTGATAACATCTGCCATAGAACCAGACCAATCTAACAACATAATCATACCGTGATTTTTAGCGTCTGGTAAAATAGTTAACTTTTTGAAAATATCATCATTATATTTGTACTCACTTAATTTAAGAGGGTCAATAATACCTGTTTTACTAGTGTTTGCTCTTTTATAAGCAGTAGCAGATTTTTTCATTTCAAACTCTTTAACAAGATACATAACCGTTTTCTTGTTATCGTTTTTAAATTTAGTAAAAGAGTTTTTTAACCAATTTAAATAAACTGTTCTTCTTCTTCTTGGACCATAAACATTCTGGTATCTATATTCTCTCCAAGTTTCAAGCCACTTTTTATTTGAATATATTATTTTGTCTAAATTAGGTTTTGGTAAGTTAACATAAGTAAATTTAGTTTTTGTATCTAGTAAACTTTCTTTTGCTAACTCATAAGTTTTATCAGTAATAGCAGTTAGGCCTGGTTTTAAACCACCCTCACCACCAGCACCATCAGGATTAGAACCTTTGTTTTCTGTTTTAGTGTTGTCTTCTTTTTCACCTGAATCGTCTGATTTTGAATCACCGTCATTGTCGCCTTGTTCATTATCATTAGAAGACTCTGATTCATTATCTTGTTTATTTGAATCTTTAACATCTTTTTTATTAACGTTGTTATCGGAATCTTTATCTGATAATTTGTAATTCTCAACTAATACGTGATTATCAAAACCAGGTAGTTTTTTCATTTTTTTAATTTGTTTTTTCTGCCAGTTTAATAATAGTTTAGCAAGCTTGACAACATCATTAAATGATTTTAAGTTGTCAACCTTACTCAACCATAACTTATCTTCAGGAGCAAATGAAAAAGGTAATCTTTTTGAAGACTTATAATATAAGTTAATTTTATCAATTAACATTAAGTCATTATCAATATCTTTGTCTTTAATACCAAAGAAATCTTGGCTGTTCATAATATCAAAACCATTTAAATAGTTTCTAACAACACCAGGATATTTGTTTTGAATTTTTTTATCTATTCTACAATCTTCTAATACGTTAACATATGATCTTAACTCGTTATCATCAGCGATCTTAGCCCAACCATCTGTTGGTGTCCATAAAGCGTGAGAACATTCGTGTGCTATTAACATATCATATACATCACCTGATTGTACTTTAAAAATAGGTAATGTTAAAATTCTGTTTAATGTATCAAATGAAGCAGTTTTAACTTGATTGTGTTGTACTGTAATATTCTCTGAAGCAATTAATTTAGCTAATTGAGATTTAGTATTGAAATTAATTTGTTTAGTATTTTGTGTAGTCATAGGGTAATCCTATCACCAAACGCTTTAAAAGTCAACCCTTAAATTATTGTTGATTTTACTTGCTTTTTAAAAGAACAGAACCAGAACACGTTACCTACCAACCTGATTTAGAAAGTGATTCTTACATTCTTCCCAATTCATATAGATTAAATCATCATAAAAATGGCTGTCTGTATTATAACGGCCTTGTTCTACCAATGATTTTACTCTTTTTCTGGCGTGTTTGTCTTTCCATACTTTTACTAGTGATTCTGTACTACTATCAAATCTTTTAATTAAATCTTTTGCCTCTATCTTACCACATAAAAATTCGTTTGTATTTTCATATAACTTTGTAAAATAGATACCCCTTTGGTGTTCAGTTCTAATATACTCTTTTGGTATATCTAGTTTAGAATATGTAAAGTTTAATGACCTATTTTTATGATCTCTTTTTAGTGGTTGACCATTAGGCCTTTTAGCTTCGTGCCATTCCCAATACTTTCTTGTATGATTTTTCTTCAACCATTGCCAGATCATATTTCTTGTTGATCTACTAGGTTGAAATGAAACTGAACCAGTTGTAAAGCCCATTCTTTTCCAATACTTCAAACCGTCATATTGAGACAACGTATTAGCCTTTGCCTTACCATATAAACTTGTAGTTGTTACACCAACAAGTGTATCGCCATATTTTTCTTTCCATATTCTTTGTACATCATCACTTAAGCATAGATATGCTAATAACTTACCACCTGTAAATGAATAACCTAATGGTTGTGTTGGTACTATGGATGACCCTATTGCTGTATGATTGATTTTACCCTCAAAGGTTTTAATTTGTCTATCCCAACCAATAAACTTATCTCTAGGAGTTAAGTCCATAAAATCGCCTGATATACAAATTACACCAAGGTATTTACCTGACCTATTATCTTTTACTAAAAAGAATAGTTGACGGCCAATATTTGAGTTGTTTTTCATAGTGGATAAAAATGTTCTTAATGTATTCCACTTTTCTGATAAATCACCACGCTTTGCCTGGCCTTTAAAGTTGTATTCGGTATCGTCTGTAAATTCTAAAACTGGTTCTAGTTTTTCTACATCATCTGGTGACTCTGGTGTCCATATATTGTTTTTAACAGATTTAATAAAGGCCTCTTGTGTAGGATCAACAAGAGCTGGTTTATCGTCAAAGAAACTATTTGTTTCTGCTGTTTTGTATTTTTCGTGTACTTCTACCCATTTTTCATATAAAGTATATTCTTGTACCGTCATTTTAGATACAAAAGCTAAGTCTTTTTCTATAACTTCTTTTAGGTTTTTTTGGTCAATATCTTCTACTTTTGATATGTCATTATTATCACACCAAGTTTTATACTGATCTTCTACAAATTTATCTAGTTCTTTTTCGTCCATTTGTTTTCAATATTCTTCCATAATTAGGCCAGCCAAATTTATCTGGCGATTCATCTGTATATCTCCAACGTATTACACCTGTCATTGGATTTCTTTCAAATATCTTTTCTCTATTTTTTCTTTTTTTGGGCATCCTGATATTTCCTTACTTTATCCATTTCTTTTTCTGCTTTCTTGTATGCCATATCAAGTTTCATTTTACTAGCATACTCTGTAAATACTCTACCTAACATATGATCATATTCGTGTTGAAATACACGACTTATCATTCCGTCTAAATGTCCCTCTTGTAAGTCGCCTTTTTCATCTGTATATTTTACCACCACTTTTCTAGGTCTGGATATGGTAAGCCATACAAAAGGAAAAGTCAAGCACCCCTCTTTCATTGCTACAACTTCTTCGGAAGCTGAGATAATCATAGGGTTAAAGCAGGTCATCTTTAGGCCGTTTTCAATTGAGGCGTGTCCTCCTAATACAAATACATTGTAAGGTAAACCTACTTGATTCGCTGATAGTCCTATACCACCGTATTTGTTCATTGTTTCAAATAGGTCATCTGATAACTCTTGTTTATCCTTATAACCATACTCTTTTAACATTTCGTCATTAAAAGGAGCGATGGCTGATACAACTCTTGGATCAGTAGGTGGTATTAATTTTAAAGGTTGTCTTTCCATTTTATCTCCTAGGTTTGTTGAAGTCTTGTAAAGTTTTTATACTTTTCAAACTTCACTATATTTGTAAATTTATCAAACATTATATCACCCTTATGAGATATAATAAAGATATTTTCTTTTGTCATTGTCTTAATTATTTTAAAAAAGTCGTCTGTGCCTTGGCCGTCTAGTGATGAATCAAAGATTTCATCTAATACCAATAGGTTTGTATTAACACTATTTTTCATTTTTGCTATCTGTCGCCAAGTAAATAATAAGGCTAAGTCTATTCTCATTTTCTCACCCTCACTAAAGTTATTATAATTAAAGGTGTCTCTAAATCTGCTTTTTACCGTTTCGTTAAATTCTTCATCTAAATGAAATGATATAAAGAAGTCCATAGATTGTAAATACTTATTGATTAAAGAGTTCATAATTGGTAGATACTTCTTAATAATTTGTGCCTTAGCTCCTTTATCGTTTAGTATGGTTCTTAATATATCTACATAACCTTTTTGTTCAACAATCTTGTTTTTTTCAACTTTTGTTTTTTCTAAATCAACCTTTAGTTGTTCTAGTTGTTGTTCAATATCCTCACCATCTATTTGTTTGGTTTGTAGTTTTTTAATTTCTTCGTGTATGTTGTTTGAGTATTTGTTTAGTTCCTCAATAGAGGTTTGTAGTTTAGATACGTTTACGTTTAATTCGTTAATTTTACTGGCAATATTGGCAAAGTTGGCAATCGCCAATTCGTGGTTGGCAATCTCATCCATAATTTTCTTCATACCATCATTTAAGGTGACCACTTTACCTTTTAGTTCTTCTTGTTTTCCTGATTTAAATGTTTCATCAATTGATTGTGTACAAGTAGGACAAGTATCATTTTCTTCAAAAAACTCTAATGATTTTTGATGTGTGTTTAAGTTTTGTTCTATTTTGGCCTCTAGTTTCGTTAACTGATTTAATTTTTTTTCTGTTTTATCTCTGTCTTTTATTTCTATCTCGTGTTTTTCCAACTGTCTATTAATGTTTTCAATCTGTCTATGATACTCAACCTCTGCCTCTTTATTTTTATCTAATGTCTTCCTTTTACCCTCTAGGTCGTTCAGGTTTAAGTCGGA